TTTAAACATCTAGAAGAAGATATGATTACAGGAGCAAGACATTTAACGTGGATTAACGAGAAGGGGCAGGAGATATTAGATGATGTCATACCTATGCCTAATGTAGCTACCGAAGAAGAAGAACCAAACAAATTAATATATAGGGGCAAGGTATTAAGAGAATGCCCAAACCCTATGTATGTTGCCGTTCATCACCGAGAACGTTTCTGCAAAGTCAATGTAAAGATTACAAAAAGGATGCAGGGTCAGTTGATTGGGAAGATGATTTATTTCGAAGAACGTAACGAAGATAATATAAAAAGCTATCATTGGATTAAAAAGATTTGATAGATATGATAAACTAATACATACCAATGTTAAGCGATACAACTTCCGACGAACTAACTTACGTAGGCAAAGAACCAAGTGTTCAGGCTTTGCGTCAAGCATACAATCAAACGATCAACGAGCTTGAGTCTTACTTTGACTTATGTCGTTGTAGCTATGACGATAGACGAAACTGGTGGCCTGGTAAGAGCCGTGACCTAAGAAAACATGGTTCTGACGCTTTCCCGTGGGAAGGTGCAGCCGATATGGAGTCCCATGTTATTGATGAGCGCGTTACTAAGTTAGTGTCGTTGTTTGTATCCTCAATGAAGAGGGCTAATGTAAGGGCTTACCCAGTAGAGATGGGAGATATTGCCCGCTCTAAGGTAGTCTCTAACTTCCTTAAATGGATGGTATCTAGTGGCTATATCCCTCGCTTTGTAGAGGAAATGGAGCTAGGAGCCAACTATATGCTAGAGCGTGGGCTATTGATTACCTACATTGGATGGCACAGGGAAGATCGACGCTTCCTACAGAAACTAGACATAAATCAGATTGCTCAGATGTCTCCAGAGGTTGCTACCGCTATCCTAGAAGGAGAAAATGACGATCAAATCATAGAGCTAGTTAAACAAACTTTTGAAGGTGTAACTAATAAGAAAGCTAAGATAGCACTAAAAGAAATACGTAAGAACGGAGTTGCAGAACTTCCAGTAGTGCGTCGCCAAATTGATGTTCCAGATGTTAAGACACTAGCACCTGATGGAGACTTCATGTTCCCAGCTTATGTTACAGATCCTCAGCGCGCACCATACTGCTTCTGGCGTACATACTACACTGCCCAAGAACTAGAGAACAAAGTTGTTACTGATGGGTGGGACGAAGGCTTCGTTGACTACATGATAGAACACTATCGAGGAGTAAACATTGATTCTATCGAAAGAGAACAAGAGGGTCGTCGTTCTACAAGTCTTACAGATTCTGCGTACGAAGCTGATGAACTAATTGAGATTGTTCATTCCTATCAACGCTTGGTTGATCCAGAGGACGGAGCAGAGGGTATCTATGAAACCATCATGCATAAAGACTTTGATGGCAACGAAGGATTGGGCGTACCAAGTTATGCTAGGTTTAGTTTAATGAATGGCTACGAAGACTACCCAGTGGTAGTTACAAAGCTCTCAGAGGACAGCAAACGTCTGTATGATACGCAGACTATCCCTGATGTGCTACGTGGCATTCAACAGCAAATAAAGGTAGAGCGTGACTCTCGCATTGATCGCAATAGTCTAGCTACTCTTCCTCCTATTATGCACCCAGTGGGTAATGCACCCAAAGACTGGGGACCAGGCAGGTACATACCATACCGACGCAAGGGTGAGTTTGAGTTTGGTCCTATTCCAAGCTTCAACCAAGGTTCTCTAGAAATGGAACAAACCATGGAAAGACAAGCTGATGCGATGGTAGGTCTAGACTTCCAAGACCCAATGAGCCAGATGCGTAGGCAGTTCTTGGTAGACAAGTTTTTATCTCACTGTGCTAGTGTTCTGAAGCTAGCTTATCGTTGCTTTCAAAGATTTGGACCAGACAGTATATTCTTCCGAGTTACTGGTAGCCCAGATGCTCAAATGTTTGACAAGGGTGATCCCAACGAAAACTTTGACATCTTAATTACTTATGATGTTCTTAATTCTGATCCAGATGCTCAAGAGAAAAAACTAAATCAATTGGTATCTCTTACTCAGCTAGACAGGAACGGAAGGATTAGCATTGATAAGTTGCTTGAGGTTGCTGCTAGTAGCATTGATCCTATGCTTGCCGATGCTGTTCTACAGCCATCACAAGAAGCTCAAGAGCAAATTGTAAAACAAGTTACAGATGACTTGACAAAGATCTTCGCAGGCATTGAAATGCCGGCTCGTCCAAATGGTGGGCAAGTTGCTATGCAGGTTATACAGCAATACGCTTCTCAACCAGATGTGATGCAAAGAATAGAACAAGATGAATCATTCCGCGCTAGAATGGAGAAATATCAAGGGCAATATGTCTTTGCTATGCAACAAATGCAGAATGCTCAGATTGGTAGAATTGGCACAGACCCCGCTCAAATGGGTGAAGTCAGTACTCAGAATATGTAGTTTCTGTTTTCTATTCTTAAATTATAACGCAATGGCAGATAATAAAACACCNACAGAGTTAGCTAANCGTAGAGTTCAAGAGCANCGNGCTGAGAACTACTTCAATATGCTGAAGTTAAACGAGGGCAATAAACCAAAAGTCTACGAAGACAGTAAAGGTAATCGCACAATAGGCATTGGCTTTAATCTNGAGGACGAAGGTAATCGCAAGTTCCTAAAGCANGAGGGTATTGANATTAATGAGTTGTTCCANGGACGGGAGCTTTCTGATAAAGAAACAAAGACTCTTTATAANCACAGCTTAAGGCAAGCATTTGCTGATGCNCAGAAGTTTGACCCTGATCTAGCAAAGCGTCCTGAAGCAGCTAGAATGGCAATAGTTGACATGGCGTTCAACCTTGGTTTAACTAGGCTTAACAAATTTAAAAAGATGAAGGCTGGCTTAATGAATAATGATTACCAAACAGCTGCTGACGAAATGGTTGATAGCAACTGGTACAAACAAGTTAAGTCTCGTGGACCAAGAATGGTCAACGTAATGCGTTCTGCATCTAGATAATTTATGGAAGAAGATATTAAGACCCTTGCTAACTACGAGGCTTTTGCTCGTTTTATTTATTCTATTGAAATGGCGCGTGAAGAAGTTATTGCCGATATGGCAAACTCTTCGACGGAAGGAATACAGCAACTTAGTGGCCGTATCCTAGCCTATGATGACATCCTAAAAATGGTAAACTGGGACGCACTNCGTGAGCGTCATAGCCAGCAACTTGCATAGGGTGTTACAATGAATCTATCGCAATCATCCAGCGTATAAGGATGGACAAAATTATGACAGAAGATCACTCAAGCGACATCGCCGAGTCGTTAGAAACACCGGTGGCAACAAACATATCAGTGACCGAGCTTGCCGCTCGCCGCTTAGGTGCAAGCCAAGCAACCAAGTCAACAGAAGAGGTAGAAGAAACCGAAGAAGTTGAGGAGGAAGCAGAAGTTGCATCAGATGAATTGGAAGAAACAGAGGAAGTTGAAGAGGAATCAGACGAGAGTTCTGAGACTGAAGCAGAGTCCGAAGAATCTTCTGAAGACGTTCTTTCACAGATTGACCTCGATGAAATGTCGGAGGATGACCTACGTGATCTTGGTAAGAGACTTGGAAGCAAGGCTGTTGAACGGTTTGGGAAACTAACCGCACAACGAAAGGCTGCTGAAGAGGAATTACGAAAGTTACGAGCAAGCATAAACGCCGAATCTAATAATCCACTTAAAGGAACTCAGAAAATAAAGAATAACCCCTATGGTAACATTGATACCTTAGAAGGCATTCAAGAAAAAGCTGACGAAGTAAATGGTATTGTTGAATGGGCTGAAGATGTATTGTTCAACGCAGATGGCTATGGTCCCGAAGATGTAGTAACTGAAGTTGAAGGTAAGGAATTAACCAAGGCTGATATACGCAAGAGCTTGCTCAATGCGCGTAAGAGTCGTGATAAGTTCCTTCCTGCACAGCTAAAGACAATCCAATCCAAGCAACATGGACAGCAACTTAAAGGTGCTTTTGAACAAAAGGCACAAGAGGAATTGTCCTGGATGAAGGGTGAGGATAATGATACACGTAAGCAATACGAGGCTATGATAAATGATCCGCGATTTGCAGAACTAGAAGGTTCCTTAGAACCAGATATATCTGCACAGTTGCCATATATTATTGCTCACGCCGCTAACAGTATCTATGGTCGTAAGCCAGTTGTAGAAACTAAACAATCCGCTAGATTAAATCCACCCAAGCAACCAACTGGTGCAGGTGCTCAATCAGAACGGAAGGTAAGTTCCAAGGTCAAGAAAGTAAACGAATATAAAAACCAATTCAGTAAAACAGGCAGCAAGAGTGATTTTGTAACTCTCAGAACCCTACAACTACAAAACCGATAAATTAATATACAATGTCATTTACAAATACATTTGATACTACAAATACTGGATCGGCTGTTTCTAATCGTGAGGACCTGACTGATGTTTTGACCATCCTCGCTCCCGAAGAAACTCCAATCCTTTCTTCTGCAGACAAACAGAAAGCCTCCTCAACATTCGTTGAGTGGACTGTTGATAGTCTTGCAGCTCCTAGCACTTCCGGTATCTCCGAAGGTGCTGATGTCACAGCTTTCACTGACCAGTTCGCTGGCCGTGCAAAGCTTGGTAACCGCGT